CCTTTGCGGGCATAAAAATAACCCGACGGTAAGCCGCCGGGCATTGAGGTTAAAGCAGTTATTTATCTCTGAGGCTGTGCATCATGTCCTGCAGTTTCTGCGGGACGGGAAGCCCCATCCGTGCTGCGTTCTCGATGATCGAGATTCCTTCATTCGAGATGTAGAAGAAGATCACGGCGGAGCGCAGGACGCAGCCGCTACCGATAATGTGGGTATCGAGGACATTCGCCACACCAACAAGGGTGAAGATACAGACCTTCTTGCAGATTCCCTTGAAGCCAATGGCACTCGACAGTTTCTTCTCGACAATCGCACGCAGAACACCCGTGATGTAGTCCGTTGCCACAAACACAACGAGGGCATAGAGCAGATCGTCGAAGCTGCCAAGAAACTCCCCTACCACGATGCCGATGCCCGCCGCATAGAGGCGTATTGTCAAAATCTGATCCATCATCAAAAACCTCCTGCTCGTTTCCATTTCCTTAGATGATTCATCCTGCGCAGACGGTAGTTATAGCATCCACGCAGCAGCTGTGTAAACTGACCGTCTTTCCATAAATATAAGGGCGATCCCGTGCTAACCAGATATTTCCCCTGTCCCAGTGGGCAGAGACTTGTACGAGCCGTTGGATTCGTTGGAAGCTCCATGAGCAGCTCGTCCTTGGCACTGTAAATCTTTGAAATGTACTTTTTCCCAAGGGTAAGATAATCAAGATTTGCAGGAAAGCGCATATACATGCCGTCATGGAGAGGATAGTGAATGCTGTAATCCGGTGCGCTCCATCTGCTTTCCGAAGTATAGGATTCCCCTGTAACAGAGTCTCTTGACGTTGTTTTGGTTTTCTCCATCCAAGGCTCAAGATTGCTGCCATCGAAGAACACATAACGGTCTGTGCTGACATGGCTTCCGTCTCCCCCATGCTCTGATATGGAGTGCCATATCATCACTTTGAATTTTCCTGTTTTATCCACCCGTCCTCCTACTGTTTGGCAGCTATAGAGGTCAGTGGGACCGGATACGGCGGGAGCACCAAACATCGGCACAAGATCATAGGAAGCGATGATCTCTCCGTTGCGTTTGACAGAAAGAACACTGTCACGCTGATCTGCCCCGATGAGTGGGAACACGAGAACATTGACAGCTTCGAGGGTATAGAGATTCCCTTGCTCGTCCATTTCGGCATCGAGCATTCCATAGCCTGAGACATACGCAAAGTGGCGCGTGCTGTTGACCATCCATATATCCTCTTTGGAAAAGCCGAGCGTATGAATCTTTCCTTTTGCGTAGTACAAATGGAGCATCTGGTTTTTTTGATCCTTCCACTTTATTTGGAGGAGCGGTATGCCGGAAAGGACATTCGTCGGAACATAGCCGCTGCCGCCCTCAGATTCATGCCCATAGACGCAGCGACCGTCCGTCCAGATCCATTCGCCCGGATAGACTGTTCGATTTCCAATGCAGATGAGCCACGTACCATTCGCAAACACCCGATTCCCGCTCACTGCTTTCACTCTAGCCCTGTGCATCGCCTTACGCTCCCACGATGACGGCTGTGCCGCCCCTTGAAATCTGCACCCACACAAGACTGCCATCACTGGTGTTACAGTCCACTGCCGCACGAAAAGGATACGACCGCTCGCCGATATGGACACGTCCATTCTGAATCCTTCCGCGCTGAGCCTGTGACTCAACCACCTTCGAGTTCTTTATCCCTGCCCGTATCGCCGCTGCGAGCCCCATAACGCCGTGCATCAAAACCACCTCACCATCTTGATTGTCTGCCGCAGAAGGCGCGGCGTGAGTTCCACCATATTGGCCTGCAAGAAGTATTCGTGTCCCTCGAAGCGGATGCGCTCGGTGAAATCGACGATGTGGTCAATGTCGGGAATGCCGCTACGAATCCGTGCGCGAATCTCCACGGTGACCGTCTCCTGTGTCTTGCGATTGAGCCATTCGATTTCTCTCGTCAGCATTCGCAGATAATCTGCACCCACAACTGGAAACTCAGTGTCGATGAGCGAGGAGTACGGAAGCTCATCATCGCTCGCGTAACTTGCACCAAGGCTGAGATTCGACTGCTCGACGGTGAACTGACTCGCCTTGCCGCCGGGCTTTCCCTGCGACAAGCTGCTGCCCTCCAATACGCCGTCCACATATACCGTAGTCGCATACCATCCGTAGCCAAGCGGTGCGTGGTAGGTGATGCGCTCTGTCCCCTTCTCACGACTCCAATCCTCCCAGTCATATTCCGTGTGCTTTTTTCCGTCACCCACCGCCTCGGTGGTACGCTCCCATTCCTTAAAGAGATACACATCGCGCCCCGTGGAGGCGTAGGCATAATCCGTGCGGCTTGTCGATCCATCGACGTTGTGCGTGCGCTTTTCGGCGAGATACTCCCCATCGTAGGAATAGGTACTGTAGCCGTTCTCATTCGTCTCGCGCACGAGAAAGCCGTTGGAGTAAGTGCGACTGATTTCTTTGAAGGAAATCGTGCCCGTAAACGGAACGGGAGACGTTTCCTCCTCGTTGTGCGCTCCGGTGGAATCGTTATGCGAACTGTGCCAGATGGAACGCAGGAGCTTCCGTTCTACAGTCGGCTGTGCGTGCGGCCAGTTCGTAATGTCAATGACAGACTCCTCCATCCCGCGCTGAATGATATGGAGCGTATCGCCACGAATAAACACGTTGATCTGACGCTGCGGCAGTTTTGCCGTCCATCCAAAGAGAGCGGAAATGAAGTCATGGTAGGTCATACCGCTGCCCTCGAAGTTCTGAGATGGGATGAAATCATCGGTCAGACGATGAAGCCGAAGACTGAGCGCAGCCGCAATTTCCGCCGCATAGCGCGACACCTTTGCTCGATCCACATAGATATGGATGGGGGTGTAGAGCAACACATCCCTGCTATACGTTCCCTTGACGGACTGAACGATGTCGCGCTGACTGGTTTCCTCGACGAGGAAGCGGAAGGCATAGTCCATCACCCGCCCCTCTACACACGCGCCGATGGGGAGAAGATTCACGGTTTCGAGTTGAATGTTATCCGAGAGACTGAGTTCGCCGAGCGTCACAGAGAACGAGCGAATCCCATGCTCTCTAAACTCTACATATCTAAGTGTATGCGGTATCTCAATTCTCGTATCTGCAAGAATCCGCAACTGCCTAATGAGTCTGCGCTTCGTATCTGCGAGAGCCGTACCACAGCGACCGATACGTCGCTGTGTGTCACCCGTTACCGTGATTTTCTTGACGATCCGAATATCGCGCAGGGTATCTGCACGCGTAGCGATGAATCTGTTGAGACGGCGCGACGTATCTCCGCGCACCTGCACAGGCTGACGAAATACTGGAATCACCGTGGCATATATAATTTGTTTGAGGTGAATCCTGCCAAACGGCAGCCACGCAATGCAGACGCTTGGTTTCAGCTTGATGCTCATGTTCCCGCTCTCCATCCGAACTGCCGATCTGAGAGTTCCGAGATGCGCAGCGAGGTCTTGCGTCCGTCCATGACAATGGATGTCGGATTCTGCTCGGCGATGTGTCTGCCATACGTCGTAACATTCCCACCGCTCTTTTCAATCGCCGTCAAAGCGCACAGTCCTTCTGCCGTGCGGTAGGCAGGATTGCCAAGAAGAGAAATCCCCGTCACACGCGAATCCGCGCCATATTGCGTGATGAGTGACGTGACATCCACAGACTGCAAAAATTCTTGACCTGCCGCCGTCGCCTCATAGCTTCCATCACCGTAGTCGGTCATATTTGTTTGCGTTTCCTTGACAGGAAGCGTAATGACCTGTTCCCGGGGGCTGATTTCCTCATCTGAGAGGATGAGATTTGAGATAAGGATGTCGTCATTCTTCGTGAGAATGGCGATAGTTTTCGCATCCGAGTTCGTGAGATAGCCAACATACGCATTTGACATATTGCAAACCTCACGTTCGTCTATTATGGCATGAAAGACACCGTTACCGTTCTCTCCCGGCTTGATGTGAAACCACACAGTACAGATTTCTTTGACACGAACAGCATCGCCTACGGCAAGCATCTCGTTATTGTTGCTCCCACGAATCTTCCATGTGCTCCAGAATTTCTCTGCTTCAATTATTTTGTAGCCGCCGATTGCAAATGAAAGTTTGGCATTGCCCCCTTGTTCTGTGTCCTTGATGTACATATCAAATCTGCCATAAAGCTCCGGCGGCACTTCGGAAAGATTGAGTCCCTTATAGTAGGTCGGCTGCCAAAAAGATACGCCTGTCTTGCTGTACTGCTCCCCGATAACCGTTGCACCGTCTTTGACCGAAAGCAGCTCCGCATAGCCCGGATTGATGTATTTGAACGCCATACGCTCCTCCTCAGTCCGACACAAGCAGCCCTTCTGCTTGAAGATCGACACTCACATCGCTTTGTGGCTGCTCATCGGAAGAACTCATCGCTTTCACCCAGAAAATGACATTCACAGTGCCGACACCGGAAAGTGCAATCTCATCCTTCCAGTCCGCAGCAGTCAAAACGGTATCAGTCGTATAATTGTGATCCATCGCCACCTTCCACTTGTCCGCATGATCGCCGACAAATTTAATCGTAAGTGTTCCGTCAATATGGAACCCGCTCTCACAGCGTACGGCACACTTGACGGCTTTCGCCTCGCCCTTGCCCGCATCGAGCAAAACGGAGATGGGCGCGAGTTTCGTCCCGGAGCTGACCTCCGCCCCGTCCGTACTCCCGTGCGTGGGATTGTTCATATAGATATGCAGGAGTTCTGCCATTGTCACACCCTCCAAAATTCCAGTGAAATCTTATAGACCTTCGGGAAATGCGCCATATACTCATAGGATTTCACCACAACACGCATGGAGGGCAGGATATTCCCGCCCTCGTCCGTTACGGACACCATCATGCGGCTATCCCAGTAGCCCTTGATTTTCTCCCAATCGGCGGCGGTCACAACAACGACGCATGAAATGCGATCACCCTCAGCAACATGACCGAAATCCTGAACCACCGCGCCGCCGACAATCTCCAAAAGCTGCTGACGGTCGTCGGGAATGGTCTGCCAGTTTTCAACGGATAATGTCCGTACCTCACCAATGTGAATATAAATTGGAATCACCTCCAAGTGCGTTCTCGACGGCAGGGCGGATGCGGTCGGCGACATGATCGGCGAGCATACGCATTCCCTCGTTATCCTCCGTGACGGCGTTCTCGATTTGCACCTGTATGTGAATCTGGCGATTGTCCGTCATGGAGGGAGAACCTTGTGCTTGATTATGAGAGGACGGCACATTCTGCCCCGCAGTTTGAATACTCTGCGCCTGTTGCCCCAATCCTGCCATCATCTGAGAGTACGAGAACTCCTGCCCGTTCACACGGATGCGGGAACTGTCCTCACGCTTCTCGGGAGCGAAATTTGGCAGGAGGTTTTCCATCGCCCATTTTCGCCCCGACTGGAACTGTTGAAGCAGTTCCGGTGTCAGTCCCAAATCTTCTGCCGGGAACTTGTTCTTCTTGCGAAGGTACTCCATCAGCCCAACCTGCCCGGACTCTTTGAACACCTTCAGTTCCTCTTTCTGGGAGCGCAGGACTTCCAGAGCGGCATTGCGCTTGGCATCGAGTTTTTCCTTCTCCGCCCAGCGTGTCGCCTCGACCTCGTCCAGTCCTTTCTGTACCCATGCATCCTTCTCGCGTTCAATCTCTGCAAGGCGATTTTCGAGTTCCGTTTTCCAAATCGAGTCAATGTTGGAAGCGACATCCCGCTCCCACTGCTCCATCACTCGCGCCTTGCTCTCACTGAGCCAGTTCTGCGTCTGTACCTCGTCCAAGCCCTTCTGCTGAAAGGCATCGGCTTCGCGGGCGATGGAATCCAGCTTGTTTTGCAGATCCGTCTTGTAGAGCGCATTCGCCTTATCCACAACGTCCCGCTGAAAGTCGGCATAGATTTTCGCTTCCTTTGCCAGACGGTATTCATCAATCAGATGCGGATCTGCGCCTTTCTGGAAGAACTGAAATGCCTCACGATCCAGAGCATGTAGACTGTTCTGGATGTCCGTATGAGTCAGTGTATATAGGCTGTCCGTCAGCTGTGCGGTCGCTTTTGCGGATTCACTGACCGTCTTTGCGGCATCCTTCTCAGCCGCCGCACGGATTGCCACAGCTTTGGCGTTCTGTTCCTGCACCTTGGCGTTCTTCTCCGCTTCGGCACGCGCCTTCTCCTCTGCCGCAGCTTTCTCTTTGGCAAGTTTCTGCTGTTCTTGGTACTGCTTGTATTCGTCCCCATAGAGAGCGTCGAGAACAGTACCACCGAGGAACGGGATCGCAATCAGCGGAGATGCCACGGGATGATTCTTTATGAGCCACGAATTTGCCTCGGCGTGCTCATTGACCTTATGAATCTGTTCGCCGACAAAGCCCGCAAGCTCTGCAACGGTCTTGAGTGCTTCACCCCAACCAAGGACAGCATCCTTGATCTCGTCCTTGTTGTCGCGAATCGTTTCAACCAGAGATTCAAAGCCGTCGTTGATTTCCGGCATGAGTTCCTCGGCGGCAGGAAGGAGAGCCGCACCGAGGGCGAGTTTCATCTGCCCCGCTTCCATCTCCATTTCACGCCATTTGAGATACGTCTCGTGCGCCTGTTCGGGGTCGAGCAGTCCCGTGGTCTTGACGCGAGAGGAAATGGTCATCAGATCGTCATACTGTTCGAGAATCGGGATAAGAGCCGCACCACGCGCTCCGAGGACTTCTGCGGTATATGCTTCCTCCATCCCTGCTTCGCTTGCGGTCTTGTATCCCTTGGCAAGCTGCGCCAACTGCTCATTGAGCGGCAGGAGATTCCCCTGCTGATCTTTGAGTGCGATGCCAAAGCGCGAGAGTGCGCGTGTGGTATCGTTGCCGCTATTACCTGCCGCAGATACCTGCTTATCCAAACGAGCGATCAGAGGTATGACACTCTTAATATCCGTATCCGCAAGCTGAAACACCCGATTGAGTGTCGCCGCCTCCCCCGCAGAAACGTGAAGCCGCTGTGTGAGTTTGTAGACGTTCTCGCCCGCAAGCATCGCATCTTTCGTGATATTGAACAGTCCCGCACCCGTTGCCGCAACAGCCATAACGGCAGCCATCTTTGCAGACAGCACATTGAATCCGCTCGTAAGGTTTTTGACACCTGCCTGTGCCGCCGTCATTCCCGCTGAGATACGCCCACCGAGCGTGCCGAAGAGAACTGCGCTCTCCTTGAGGCGCGTGTTGAGCTTTCGGACTTCCGCTTCTGTCTGGGCGACCGTTCTCTGCTGACGCAGAAGATTGCTCTCCGCTCGGCGATAGGACGCGCTGTCCACGCCGTCATTCTTCTTGGCAGACTGCAAAACAGCCGCAAGAATCTGCTCCTTCTGCCGCTGAATATCCAACTCACGGTTGATCGCCTGATGGCGAACCTTGATCTTGTCGAGTTCCGTACCCACACCGTCAAGTTTGGCAAGGTCGGCATCCAGTTTCAGATGAATGTTGTTTGCCTTGCTGTTGAGCCGTGCGATGGAATCCGAGACGGTCTTTCCCGCCGTGTCAAAGTCCAGCTGCAGCTGTGCAATGTTGAGACCGATGTCGAGATAGAGTTCATCAATCTTCTGTCCGCGCTTTGCCACTCTATCTCCCTCCCTACATTACGTCGTCAATAAATCGCTCGGATTGCTGCTGTTCGCACAGTGCCGTCACGACAAGCTGATCGAGTAAAAATGAAACCTCATGCTCGTCGATTTCCTGCATTGTCCAGCCATAAGCGGACTGCAGCCGTTCGTAGTAGCGCAGTAAATTCTGATACGGAGAAAGAACTACGCCTCTTTCCCCGTCTCCTCGTTTGGGAGGTTCACCAATTTGGAGAAGGTCAGCGACTGAATCCAACGGAAAATGGAGCGCGTCAACGGTACGATGTCCACGATATCCACATTCTCCTCCACCGATTCCCGCGTCACTTCGTCTCTGCCGAATCCGAGAACAATCAGTCGGACGTGTTCGTCCAAGAACGCCTCGAGATCCATATCCTGTTTCTCCGCATCAAAAAAGGCAAGGAACTCGCGCCAGACCTTCATCTTCGGAGGATGCGGCGTGATCTCCCTGCCCGCAATATGCAGCATCGGTGTTTCCATCGTGACCTCCCTCAGACCTGCTCGTACCACTTTGTCCCTATCTCTGCGGCAAAGCCCGCCGCCTCCTCATCCGCTTTGGCGTAGGATAACCCGTCCGACAGGCGGTAGATCGCCTTTGCCGTCAGTGTCGGCGTGTCAAACTGGATACTCTCCTGCTTCGAGTTGCCGCTCTCGGAGGGTTCCGTGAATTGGACTTTGTAGAATTTAGTGAACCGTTTCTTGCCGTTGCGCTTGTCCGACTGGAAGAGGACGGCGAAGTACGGTGCAACATCGTCCTTGCCCGCCTTCATCACGCCGTTCTCGATACTGTGTCCCAGAAGATACGCTGTGTATTCCAAAGGAAGCGCGGCAGTGTCAAACGTGAGGTCGTAGGATGCGGTATTGGATGCCGTATCCACGGACTGCCCGTCGGCGAAAAGCTCCGCCTGATTCGTCTGCGGCTTGATGTCCACCTTGCGGAGCAGTTTTCCAAGCGGAATCGGAGCTTCGTAGGTCGCCGCCCCTCCTGCCACATCGGTGAGCATCTTCGCGATATGAAGTTTCTGGATGTTGATGAACTGCCCGCTTGTCAGATTCCCTGCGGGCTTTGCTGCCGGTGTTGGACTTGGCATTTTATTCTCCCTCCATTGCTGTTCTGTAATCTGTGATCTCCACGAATATATCTTTCTCGACAATCTCCTGCGTCTGCACACGGACAAAGCCGAGCGGCAAAAGCGCGTTCTGCACGGCTTTATGGATTTCCCGAAACCGTCCGTCCTTCGTCAGAATGTGAATGCGTACTGTCACACGCCGTTCCAGTTCAACACCGTCTGCCGAGAGCGCAGGAACATCCGAAATAACGGAATAGACGATGATCGGATACGTCCCTGCATCGGGACTGCGCCCGTGGTAGATGCCCTTCTTTCCGTGAGCGAGAAGCTGCGAGAGTGTCTTGGAGCGCACAAGTGCCTGATACACCATCCGTGCCGTACTCATTTCCCTCTCCTCCGAATGGCAGACCTTACGGCATCGACGATGGCAGAACGGATCCCGTCCTTCTTGGCATCGAGCGCGGGATAGAGAAACGGCTTGTTGATGCGCGGGCTGAACTCGACGAGTACGCCATAGGGAACGCCATCCTGCGACTCTGCATCTGCTGCGATCCTCCAAACAGAGCCGTCCTTCCTGCGGAGACGTTTGTGGATGGAGTCCCGCAACGCACCTTTGACCACACGCTTATCTGTTCCCGTATAGACGGGACAGCGGTTCTTTGCCTCCGCGACCACATCGTCCGCTCCGTGTGCAAGGGCTTCCTTTGCCGCAGCCGTCGCCTCCGCGCCGAGTTCCGATAGAATCTTCTCGGCAGAGACGAAACCTCTATATCTAGCCATCTTCCACCAACTCCCTGCATTCCATCACGAGCCATCGCTTCTTCCCGCCAAGCGGATAGGGTGGCGCAATCGGTGTAAGCCGCTTCCCATTCCACTGCACAATGTCTGTCACACGCACATTCGTGCGATAACGGATCACAATGCGGTAGTCCACCTCCTGCACCTTTTCGGCGTACCCGTCGAAGATTTTTGCCGCAAACGGCAGAACGAGTGCCCATGCCTTTGAAAGCTCCTGCACCGACGATGAGAGGATATTCCCCTCATCGTCCGTATCCGTCACGGGACGCAGAATAGTGATTCGATGACGCAGTTCGCTCATGGATACGTCCATCTAAAAGACCTCCTTCCGCGCACCGAAGAGAAGCGACCGCAGTGTCAAGGCAAGCCCTCTGTGATCCGCTTCCTCCCGATGTTCATAGAGATAGGAGACGGCATAGAGGATTGCAACGCGCACAATCGCCTGATCTTCGACCTTGGACAGCTTCTTCACGCGCAGAAGTGCCGTGCAAATCTGTTCTGCCGTTTCCGTAAAGTGCGTGAGGAGATCGTCCTCCTCATCCCCGTCAATCCTAAGATACTGCTTGACTGCTGCAAGCGGCACAAGCATAAAACCACCTCCCCTCTTTGCCGCAAAACCAATGAAATCGCTTATAAAATGGATAAGTGGACGATTTATCAGCCCTTCATCTTGAGTGTCTGCACGGCTTCCTCGAGAACGAGTTTGCCGTCCACGCGCTCCTTCATGACATAACCGACCATGCCATTTCCTGCGAACAGCTCCTTCAGTTCCTGCAGGGAACGTGTCCCACGGTCGCCGATGTTGTAGTAGGAGTAATCCCCGAACGCAATGACAGTCTTGCCCGCCGCGACAGCTGGCATATATGCCGAGGAGTACACAGGATAGCCGAGCAGACGATCGGGTTCGCCCATCTGATACGACGGCTGCCAGAAATACGCCCCATTCGCGTCCTTGAGCTTTCGGATGCTTGCAAGCGTCTGATCGTTGACGATGAACGCCGCATTCTTCCGGTAGGGACGCTTGAGGCTGTAGACGAGTGTCACGAGTTCGTCTGCCTTGAGGTCTGCCGCCGCCGTGGTGACGGATGTCTTTGCCGAAATGAGAAGCCCCTTCGGCTTGTGCGTGCCGTCTCCGTTCAGGAATGCGTCCTCCTCTGCGTTGCCGAGTGCCTTGCCGAACTGCTCGATGAGGTAGTTCTCAAGCTTGAAGGCGTTGTCATAGAGCAGTTCCTCCGTCACCTTGACTGCGACATGGAGCTTGTGCGCGTCGAGAACGATCTGGGCAAAGGTCGCGTCCCCGAAGGTAAGTGCTACGCCTTCCTCGATCCACGATGCCGCAGGTTTTGTGGCGGCGATATTGATCTTGTGTTCGCCGCTCGTGGTGATCGTCGTTGCAAGCGGACGCAGGACGTTCTCCTCGCTGAGTACGTCGATGAGACGCTTGTCATATTCCTCGGGAACGAGATAGCCGCCGTTTGCATCCACGCCTTCCTGCAGGACGTTTTCCACTTGCCGAAAGTTCGTGCGGAGTGCCTTGAGCATCGCCGCACGATATGCTTCGCTTGCACGACCTGTCTTTTCGGAAGCGAATCCTGCGCCCGGCAGATTGGTGATCGCCGCCGTCACGGGCTTTGCAAGCTGCGCGTCAAGAATTGCCTGACGCTCCATGCGCTCGATGTCCTTGCCGAGCGCGAGCACCTCATTCTCCATTTGCTCGTATACTTTGGCATCTTCGACTGTAAGACGACCGTCCTTTTCGTGAGAATCCAGAAACTGCTTTGCCTGTTCCCACATTTCTGCACGCTTCTCGCGCATTGCCATGATCTTATCCATGTGTTTGTCCCTCCATTAGTTCCTTAATGTGAAATAGAAAAGAGCCGTCGTTTGAGCGGCTCTGCATCGACATTGGTATTTTGTGTCCCCTGCCCGAATTTCGAGAGCAGGGAGTTCGTGACAGCGGCGCGGGAGAAGATCAGCCCGTCCTCCACATCCGTCACAGGACGCTGTGCGTCCGCATAGAGAACGGAATCCGCAAATCCAAGCTCCACCGCCTTCTTGGCGTTCATCCACGTCTCGGCATCCATCAGCCGTGAAATCTTCGCACGAGACAGCCCCGTCTTGAGTTCGTAGGCGTTGATGATGCTCTCCTTGATCTCGGAGAGGAACGTGATCGTCCGCTCCATCTCGTGCGTATCTCCGATGGAAACGGTCATCGGGTTGTGGATCATCAACATCCCCAAGGGTGAAATCTCGACGGTCGATCCTGCCATCGCGACAACGGATGCAGCAGAGGCGGCAATACCATCAATCTTGACATTGACGTTTCCCTTATACTCC